CCGATGCGGGACTATGCGCGATTGCAGGCCGCCTTCACGCTTTTTACCACCTGAGCGCGCGTGAGATTCGCCAAGGGACGCTTGCGCTCGCCTCCCACACCGGCTGGTCGTTAGCCGAGATCACCGCTTTGCGAGTGTCTAAGTTCATCTGGTGGATCGAAGGGCTTCCGCGTGGCGACTAAGCAACTTAAGGCGTCCGTCATCATTGGCGGATCGATCTCGAGCGCGCTTCGCAATGCTCTCGGAACGACGACCGATGGCCTGAAGCGCATCGGTCAAGAGATCGCAAATGTCGGGCGGCGCAAGCGTCTGCTGTCTACCAGCATCGATACGTTCGGGCGTATGGGCAAGAACGTGGACACACTGCGCGCGCAATATGCACATCTTACGCGTGAGGCGGACCGACTTCGAGCCGCACAAGAGCGGCTTGCGAGCGCGAATGCTCGAATTGATGCAAACAACGCACGCCGGGGCGAACTCGGAGGTAGCCTCCGCAACGCAATCGGCGTGTTCGGTGCCACGGCTGCTGCAACGTTCTTCCCGATTCGAAGCGCTGTTGATTTTGAATCCGCCATGCTGGGCGTTGCCAAGCAAGTCGAAGGCGCACGCGATGGCACTGGGAACCTCACGTCCGTCTACTTCGACATGGCGCAGCAGGTTCAGAGACTGGGTCGCGAGATTCCCATAGCGACAGACGACATCGCCGCGATGGTCGCCGCGGGTGCCCGCATGGGGGTGGCGCGCGATGCGCTGCTCGACTTCACGCGCACGTCCGCGATGATGGCGGATGCCTTCGAGCTGCCAGCCGGTCAGCTTGCGGATGACATGGGGAAGATCGCGGGTCTTTTCCACATCCCGATCCCCCGTGTCGGCGAGCTCGCCGATGCAATCAACTTCCTGGACGACAACGCCATATCGAAGGGCGGCGACATCATCGACGTGATGCGTCGAATGGGCGGGATGGCGCAAACGCTTCGGGTGCCCGCGAAGGAAGCGGCTGCTCTCGCCTCGACGTTTCTAACGTTAGGTAGCTCGGCGGAAGTGTCAGGGACCGCCTCTAACGCCTTGCTCCGCATTCTCGGCGCGGCGACCACGCAGTCCAAAAAGGTTCAGGCCGGCTTTGCGGATATCGGCATGACGGCACGCGGCGTTCAGTCGAGCATGGCGAAAGATGCGACCGGCACCATACTTCGAGTGCTGGATGTGCTGAATTCGTTGAACGAGGAACAGCGCATCGTCGCGGCGACGCGCATTTTCGGCGCGGAGTATGGCGATGACATCGCGAAGCTCGCAGCCGGCACCCAAGAGTATCGGCGGCAGCTTGCACTGGCCAACGGCGAGGCCGCTCAAGGCAGCATGTCGCGCGAATTCCAATCACGACTCAAGACGACGGCAGCGCAGTGGCAGATTGCGAAGAATCGCTTAAGCGAAGTCGCGGTCACCATTGGCTCGGCGCTTCTACCGGCAGTCAATAGCTTGATGTCGTCGATCGCTCCAGCAATAGAATCGTTTGCGAGCTGGTCACGAGGGAATCCTCGGCTGATCAGAGGCATCATCGGTGCAGCATTGGCGCTCACCGGCTTGCGCGTCGTGAGTTTGGGCGCGGCGTACGCATGGACCTTAATCAGGACGCCCATCCTTTCGGTGCTTGGATTTATCGCGCGCTGGCGAGCGGGCAGCGCGCTCGCATCGCTGGGTGAGTTCGGCACGACTGCAGGGCGTGTTGTGGGTGTTGTGCGGACGCTGGGGCTTGCGGTTGGTGCAGTGGGTGCCGGCTCCATCGCTGTCGTAATCGGTGCGCTCATCGCCGGTGCCTTGCTTGTACGCAAGTATTGGCAGCCGATTAGCGCCTGGTTGGACGGATTCTTTGATGGCCTTCGCGCAAGTGTCGCACCCTTATTTGCGGAGCTCGGCCGCGCACTCGGTCCACTCAAACCCGCGTGGGATGCGATTGCTCGCGCCGTGAGCGCTGCCTGGAATGGGTTCACACGGATCTTAGAGCCTCTGAAAATGGCCCGTGCAGAACTTTCGAGCACGGCCGAAGCGGGTCGAATCTTCGGCGGCATCGTCGGCGCCGCAATCAGCTTGCCGTTCAAGTTGCTCGCACTAGGCATTAACGCGGTACGGTCAGCTTGGGAGACTCTGAAGCAGATCATCGGCGCCGGTGTGGATTGGATCCTTCAACGTGTGCAGCCGGTGTTGAATTTGATTCCGAGCTTTGGCGCGTTGGCGAGCCGATTTACTGGAAACAGGGAGCGACGCACTGCGCCGCACCTTGCGCAACAGTTGATGCCAGGATCAACACGGGGGCGACAGGCGCCTTCGATGCCCGCGACAGGTACGCGCGCAGCTCCGGGCGTGAGCGTGTCTCAGCAGAACACCTTCCACATCACGCAGCAGCCCGGTGAGTCCACCGAAGAACTCGCACGACGCATCGCACGTCACACGCGGCAACAGCAAGCCATCGCTCGCCGCGGTAGTTTGATTGATGAGGCGGCGTAGTGTCATTCCGCGAAACCGTCAACGGAATCATTCAAAGCGCGCAGGGTGCGTTTCAGGGCAACGACAGCGGCAACGCGCCCGTCATGCTGATGCTCGGCGGATTTAAGTTCTCACTGAATACGGCGGTGTTTCAGCAGGTCCAGCGCTCAACGTCCTATCGATGGCCTGCTCAAGAGCGCATCGGCCAATTAGATGCCTTGCAGTTCACCGGCCCTGGGGATGATCGCATCACATTGCCTGGCATCGTGTATCCCGACTTTCGGGGCGATGTGCACCAGATCGCACAGCTCCGGGAGCTTGCGAGTGTGGGCCGTCCGCTGCGACTGATCGCTGCAACGGGCGACATTCTCGGGCTGTGGGTGATCGAGTCGGTGGACGAAACGCAGTCGATCTTCAAGCCGGATGGATTGCCTCGGCGGCAAGAGTTCACGCTCAGCATCCGGAAGTTCAGTGACGATGCTGACATATAAAACTCGCAACGGTGATGTCGTCGATCAGATTGTGTGGCGTCATTACGGCGCACAGAACGCCGCGATTTTGAGAGAAGTATTCCAGGCCAATCCGGGCCTCGCCGATTACGGTCCCGTGCTGCAAGCGGGCGTCGAAATGTTGTTGCCTGACATCGAGCAGCCGGCCGATGAGAATCAAGGCGTCGCGATGTGGGACTGAATCTCGCGCCACAATTCCGCGTCATTGCGAATAGTCAGGACATCACGGCGAAGGTTCGCGAGCGCTTGAAGCACTTGAAGCTAACGGACGAGACCGGCGTTACGTCCGATACGCTCGAGATTTGTCTTGCAGATCACAACCCGCACGCTCCCGTACAGATTCCATCGACGGGCGCAGAGCTGCAAGTGTTTCTCGGCTATGACGGCAGTGCGCGCCGCATGGGCTTGTTCATCGTCGATGAGATCGAGCTCTCGGGCTTTCCGGGTCAAATGACGATCCGGGCACGCGCGGCGCCGTATGAGACTACAAAGCAGGGTCGCGTGGACTTGCAGTCGCAAAAGACGCGGTCGTGGAAGGCTGGTACGACACTCGGGCAGCTCGTGCGCCGGATTGCAGGCGAGCATCGAATGGCGCCTTCGGTTTCCGCAAGTCTCGCCAGAATCGCGCTTCCGCACACGGACCAGACGAACGAGTCCGATATGAATCTCTTGCGCAGGCTCGCCGAACGCTATGACGCCGTCGCAAAGCCCGCTGGTGGCCATCTGCTCTTTCTAAGGCGCGGTGATGCTCAGTCGGTCACCGGCGCAGCGCTTGCGCGTGTGACGCTGACGCCGAGCGACGGCGGCGATTACACCGTCAACATCACAAGCCGCGACAGTCCCGGCACCGTCATTGCCTATTACCGCGATATCTCACAAGCCGAACGACACGCTGTGGCAGTGGGAGAGGGCGAACCCGTCCGGCGGTTGCGTATGGCGTATCGGGACAAAGCGTCGGCCGAATCTGCCGCGTCGGCGGAACTGCGCAGGCGTGCGCGCGGCGAGCGGAACCTGTCATACACTTGTCCCGGTCGTCCCGAAGTGATCGCTGAATGCTTAGTTGTCATGCGGGGATTTCGCGTGGGCGTAGATGGCGAGTGGCTAGTAACGCGTGCTGTGCACTACGTCGGCTCGGGTGGCTATAGCTGCACGATAGAAGCGGAACAGCCGAGCAGCGCGCCACGCGTTCAGGAAGTCTCTAGTTCAGAGATCGATGATCAGGTGCAGAGCCATGAGCGATCGAGGGCTAATCAAAGTTCAAGACAGAATTAATCTGAGCTCGCCCCATTCGCCCCCTAACTGCATTCGGCGCATCCGCGTGACGAGGGCAAATCGTTTCTCACGCACGATTCATCTTCAATCAAGTTTTGCCAATCAAGAGCGCCAATCCAAGAGCCGCTGGCGGTACGAGCAGAACGCTGTATATAAGCCACTTAGACACAGTTACTACATCACGTTTCAGTTCGATCCACGCCGCCGCCCCGGCGCCGATCCACACCCCCAACAATGCACCACGGCTGTGAGACATCGTGCTTTGAATATCGTCAAAAATGGCTCCAGCATCGGGAGATCCTGGGAATGCCGCAGGGCCGCTGGCGTGCTGCCATCCGATGAGCATTTCTAAGTGCCATCCAAGCACAACGGCAATCACTACTTCAACTCCGAGCAAAAATAGAAACACACGGTTCATTGCGACTGGTTCCCTCTATTCCTTCCCCGAGCCCGTCCGCCATTCTCAAGACAATCGCAATCGATCTGCTTGGTCAGAATTCGTTTTCTCACAGCGTAGGACCGCTTGTAACCTTCCGCGTAAGCCTCTGACTCGCTGCCCATGCTCCCCCTGTTATAAAAAGGCTGCTTATCGTAGTGCCAGGATTCGTGAATGATGGTGTTGTACAGGTCGAATATGCCCTCTGGATCCAGATGTTTCAAATACATGCTGTCAATATATGTCGTACTCCAGGGCCACCTACCGGTTTCGCCCGCAATCTTGTCTCCGCGACGGGTGTATCCGAGGTCATCCACTATGGGATATGGAATCTCCAGATCAGGATTCATGCGGCGCGCGAAGCACACCATTGCGTCGATATCCTCGCGTGTAAGCCCGAAGGGATCGATGAACGAGACAGGATTGGCACCGACATAGAGATAGGTATTGATCCCAGCTCGCAGCCCTACCAGATCACTTTCGAGGTAGCGACCTGTCAGAGGATCGTAGTCGCGGAAAGTGTTCTGATGCAGCCCGGCCTGAGTGTCGTATAGCTGACCTGCCATCCGCAGGTTGTAGTTGAAAGTGCCACCGCCGGCCGGATTCTCAATTGCCGAATCGGTGCCGAAGGGGCTTGCATACCACATCCACATCAATACGTTGTCGCTCGGCCTGGTCACGCGAACCGGTGTATTCAAGTGATCGGTGTGTACGTAATAGATTGAGAGCGCTGCGCCGTTCGGTCGAAGCGTCGCGATCGGGATATCCCCAAGCCATACCGTCTCTTGTATCAACGCACCAGTGCTCGTGTATTCGCCGACGAGATGTCCGGCTTCATCGTACATATACAGCACGGTGCTGGAAGGGCCGCCGCCCTGTTTGATCAGCTGCCCCAGTACGCTGTACACGTAGCTTGCTGTCACCGAAGCCTTCGTCAGTGTCTTCATCCGACCACGGTTATTGTAAGTGGCTGTTGCCGTGGAGTAACCGGTCGTGTTGCCCGAGGCGTCGTAGCTATACGTGCGGGCGATCGAACCACTTACGGAGCTGATCTTGTTCGAGCTGCTTGCAATCGTGAACGTAGAAGCGGACGACCCCGTCTGCGTTAATCGATTGCCGTTTGCATCGTAGGTCCATCCGAGTGTCATTCCGGTCTTTGTCGCGGAAGTGATTCGGTCCAGCCCGTCATAGCCGTACGTCCAGGAGTTCGCAGGCACGACCGCATCAGTGATGCCGGTGATGCGGAAGGCATCATCGTAGGCATACGTCTTCAACCCGCCACTAACGAACTGCGCAAGCTTGCCGTCCGTATCGTAGCTCCGAGACATCAGCGTGCCGTTGCCCCAGGTCCAACCCCTGACCGGGCCGAAAGGATCATACAGCGCATTGGACAGCACCATAGTCGATCCCACCCGAACGCTGATTACTTGGTTGTTGTCGTTATAGCCGTACGTCACCAGCTGCCCCGAGGGCAGCGCCATTGTAGTGAGCTGTCCGTTCGAGAAGCCGTACCCGATTGACTGATTCACAGTGCCGATCGTCTGCCCCTTGCCCGTCACGCGCCCGAGCGCATCGTAGGTGTAGGCGAGCGAGTGGTTCGCATCAGATGCGCCCGTCAAGTGTCCTTTGCCATAGGTGCCGGAGTCATATGTGAAGTTGATTGTGGTCGGTCGTCGTGCCCACCTTGAAGGCTACCGAGCTCACTCGGTTCAGAGCATCGTAGGTGTAGGTCGTGATCGCATTGCGCGCGTCGGTCGAGGTTTTGAGATTGCCACCGGAGTCATAGGCGTTGGCGGTATTGCCCGTATCCGGACTCGTCTGGGTCTTCAAATTCCCAAAGCCATCGTAGGTATAGCTTGTCACCAGATTCCGCGGATCGGTAACCGAGGTCAGATTATCGTTCGCGTCGTAGCCGAACCGTGTAACGCCATTGCCGGGATCGGTGATCTGCTTGAGACGATTGAGCTCGTCATAGGCATTGGTGCTATTGCGAGCAAGCGGCGCATTCGTCGTGGTTGGATTGCCGTTGTTATCGTAACCGAGTGTGGTCGTGACGGCCGCTGTGCCTGCCGCACCGATTTGCTTCCACAGCTGATTGAGAGTGTTGAAGACTTGTGTGCGCGTGCGCGCAAGCAAATTCGACGGATCGTAGACATTCTCGGCCGTGCGATTGCCCATCGCATCGAGCGTGTATTGAATGCGGTTGCCCTGGCCGTCTTCGAGCTTGTACAGGCGATGTGCCGCATCGTAGGTGTAGAGCATGTAGCTGCCATCGGTGTGCGTAACTTCTTTCAGCAATCCCGTCGGCCAGTATTCAAAGCTCGTCGTCTCGCCCGAGGTGGTTCGGGAAGTGAGTCGTTGACGTGCGTCGTAGGTGAGCGTCGTTCCAACGCCGTTCGCATCCGAGATCGTGAGCGGCTGGCCGTGTGCGTTATAGGTTTCGTAGGTCGTCGTTTGACCGGCGGCATTCGTCACTGTGTGCAGCTGGCCGCACTGGTACCCGGTCATGCACGAGTAGTAGGTGTAGGTCGTGACATCTGAGACATCGGTGCGTGGACCGTCTTCGGTCAGCACCCGTCCATAGCCACTGTAGGCGTATGTCCAAGTGCGTGAGACATTCGGACTCACTGAAGTGTCAGAAATCGTGCTCGTTAGCACATTCCCGAACGAATCGTAAGTGTAGGCCGTCGTGCGGTTGGGCTCAGTGATGAGTGAAGGCTGCCGCCATATCGCATTCCACTGCGTCGTGATTGTTCGAGCCTTCGCCGTGCCATAAGCTTCAGTACGGCTTTCCTCTAGATGCGTTGAATTAGACGAAAAGGATATTTGATTTCCGTTGAAATCCGTCTTTAGCGTAAGGTCTCCCAGTACGCTGTAACTATAGTTGGCAGCAAGTCCACAATTCGCGCACGCACCGCCGCTGACACTAGACAAATGATTTACATTTTCAACCGTTTGAAATGTCTGCGTGCGCGTTAACCCGAGCCCGTCTGTAGCACTTACGCTTCCATTGGAGTTGTAAGTGAGCTGGAGACGATTTGCTCCGCCTGCATGCTCAGTGCTTACCGCACGGGATTGGCTGTTGTACTGGAAAGTCGCAAAACGCTGAGTGCTCTCGTCCAGTATTCCCGTGAGAAGGTTAGATCCCGCGCCGGCGGCGATATAGGCAGACTCGTTATAAAGATAGGTTAGAGCGGAATTGTCCGGGTAAGTGACAGATGACAAATTGCCCGTCGCGTCGTACGCATAGTCGATCGCTTCATTGTCTGGCAGCGTCAGCTGAGATATCCGATTCGATGAGTCGTAACTAAACGAAAGCCGACGACCGAAGGAATCTGTTACGGAACTCAGCTGAGCATCTGTGTTATACGACAACGTGTGACTGACTCCCGTGCGAGAGGTTTCAGACAACAGGCTTCCGACACCATCATAAACTTCAATCACATCGTTCTCGTCCGTATACTCCCAGCCTGTCGTTGTACCAATGTCACTGGTGAGTTGAATCAAGCTTCCCGATTCGTCAGCGCTCGCGCACCATAGGCTTCCGCATTGCTGGAAAAACAAAACCTCGCCATCGTCTCGAAATAGCTTAATTTCAGCGTCGCTCTGCCATATCAGCTTTCGGCCAAAGGTCTGACTCCAGCGCGCTCCAATGGAGTTGTCTCCTGAACCTGCGCTGTTGTACTGCCTGTGAAATACCAGAGGAAATGATCCGCTCGCTTCGTAGTCTTCCTCGTTCTGATATTTATTCCCGAGCGATGTGTTGACTGGGTTTTCGAACATGGGCCCGCCCTTGGCCGGGCACGATTTCTGGCCTAAGTTTCGCTCAATGGGTTGGCAGTCCTGTCCCTGCGAAACTCGAGTGACAGGGGAGCCGTAAATGCCATTACTCGCCGGTTTCCAACGGATATGTCCGCCGGCACCGCCGGAAAAAATCTGCACGTCGAGAAAAGTCACAGGTCCGAAGCTATTGAGGTATGCCTCAGAGCAAGCCCGCATCTGGGCCAGCGTTCCGTCTGGGCACGTGTTCTCCGAGCTGCCTCGCGAGCAAATTCCACCATCACAACGATAAATTGGCTCTGCAGGCGCTTCAGTGCACGCTGCTCTAGCGAGACTTCCGGCCCCAGTCAGAACAAGAATGCCGAGAAGCATGAAGACCCGATGCATCGAAATTTCCCTTTGCAATACCGGACGAGCCTTTCACTTTTTGGAATGGGCTAATGAGTCAGGGCCGTCCATGGCAGTGTGCATGATGAATTGATGAACCAATGGCGACAACGGTTAGAACCCGTGCATATGTCGCAAAAGCAGCAATCGTTCTTACCAGAATATCAATCTCATTTAGGGGCAGACATAAAAACGGCGGTGAGCAGCGCATTGAGCCCGGTAGCCGTCTCCCAACCGAAATGTTGGCGCGCTTATTGGGCAACGAGCTCGGTAAGTGCTAGCAGCCTCCGCTTCTTTTTTACTCATCGTGTTGTTGCTTCAGGTGACTCTCTATTCGTTCGACATTCGCTTTCAAGGAATCAGTGTTCTCGTGCAAGGTCTTGATCGAGACGGCTGAGATTCTACGCATGTAAAGTGTTAAGAAAATGGCGATGATCGCTATAGCAGTAGTCAGCACCGCCACCGCAATCAAAAGGGTTTCGAGGTAAAACTGGTCTTCCATGATTCCCATCGAGCTGCTTGCGAGATAGTGCGCTATGGTTTTTGGACCAAGACGTGCGCCGTTTGTGGAAAGTGCTCTTCGAAGAGCCTGACCAATTCGGATGGATCAATTTCGACTGCCTGCGCAATCCGGAACAGTTCGATGAGATCCGGCTCAGAACATCCTAGGTCGATCTGGGTGTAGCGTTGAATAGGCATGGATGCACCGCTCGCGACGTGCTCCTGTGTCAGATTTCTCTTCTGTCGCAAATGTCGGAGTACCTGGCCGAACGCGCGAGCAGAGTTTGAGGCTGTGAGTTCTGATATTTTGCGTTCCATGCGAATTGCTCCAGCAGAGGATCACAGGTCGATTAGCGTTCGGGGGAGTGAGTTGCGGCGAATGAAATTCGGCAGGACTTAATCGCGCGGCACAGATACTTCTTCGCGGTGTGCACCGAGATCCCTAGTTCACGTGCAATTTCCTCGATCGTCATCCCGTTGTATTCTTTAAGAACCAGGATCGCTGCATCTAACGGTCGGAGGTGCACAAGAGTTGTGTAAACTTGCTGATGCGTACTTAGGCTGCCGGACACTTCATCTGCAGTCGGATCAATTGCCTGTTCACCCAAGCGTTCGACGAGCCATGAGTCGAATCTAATAGGGCAGCGCCTTTCTTGTTTTACTTGCTCGTATATGACATTCGACGCGATTCGAAAAAGGTAGGCTCGAGGCGTACGAATGGTGGTGTGTTCCGCAGCTAGAATGAGCTTCAGATACGTTTCTTGCGCCACATCTCTCGCGCGCTCTTTGTTCGACAAGCGACGCATGAGATAGCGGTGTAATGCATCGCCATAGGCGTCAACGATTGCCACCGCGAAATCTATCGCGACGGCTTTTCGAACTTTCCCAAGTGCTGTGCCAGTTCATCCAGCGGCTCTAAGGCGCGCCTTTGCAGGACAGCGGCAATGTCCGCGTCAGTTCTTATATTCTGGCAGCGTAGAGAATCGATGGACGTGCGAACAGCGGCCCGAATGTCGTCCATTCGAGTTGCGATTTCGGCGGTTAGTTCCCGCAAATTTCGAGAGCTGGCGTTGCTTTGGGCAGCGCGAATCCGTGCCGAGCCTGTAACATTACTGGCAGCCATGTGACATCCTAGTCCGATGTTCGTGGTTAGGCGTTCGTCGGTGTTTCAGCACCGGCGGACGCCGAGTCCTAGCAGTCAAAGCATCCAATCATGTGCAATGCCCTAACTTCTGTGCTGAGTATACTCATCAGGCGCGTTTTGCTCAACCATGCGGTGTTTGGTCGATGACTGAACTGCTCGAACTGCTTGGCGAGCGGATCAAATATTTGCGCAACGAGCGAGGCTTGACGCAGCAACAACTTGCGGCTGCTGCGGATATATCCAGAGACTACGTCAGCCTTATTGAAAACGGCCGCTATAAAATGACTGTAACTGTGCTCGTCCGTATGGCGAATGCGCTCGGAACTGACGGATGGGCCGTTATGCAATACGCAGAACGTAAGGCTCGAAAGTAACGCTCGTGCGTATGTCTTTTGATTGTCGAGTCGGGACTCATTGCGGCTTGCCGAGATCCATACTCGCAAGTGTTCGCTCTACAGTCGCATGCGCCGCGGCTCTTCTCGTGTGATCACAGACTGATCGTGTGATCACAGACTGACCCATTTTTGAATTCTTCACACTCGCAATGCCAGCCATTGGTCTTTGTGAATGTTACGCGGAAGGCTTCCAGCTCTTTGCGCGTCTCGTCCATCACGCGAGCCGAGAATCTGCAACGAATGTTCGTTACTCATATTGGTGTCCGCGGCCGTGAAGTCGGCTGGGATATCGCTGAAGCAGAGGCCCAGCGATGACGGGGGGAATAGCGAACTTCAGGCAAGTTGCGGAGAAAGTATTCCACACCTGTCATTTTGTTCCACGATGGCAT